ATTGATTATGTTATTACTTCGTGGCTTAAAGAAGACTTACAATTAAGTTGTAAAACAAACGAAGGTTATACTGAGGTTCCTGTTTTATGGCAAGCCCCTGAAAGAGCATATCAAATAAAAAATAAGAAAGAATTGAGAGACTCAGATAGCGCACTTAAACTACCACTTATCAGTATCGAAAGAACTAGCATTGTTAAAGATCCCGAACGCAAAGGCTCTTTTCAAGCACATTATTATTCAGTTGATAAGAACGGACGTGCTGGTCGCTTTGTTATTGCTAAGAAAATAGTTCCTGACAAGACACGCAATTTTGCTGTTGCTGCGGGAACAAGAACCAATAATGAGGGAAAAAAGCAAAGATACTTCCCGAGAGTAAATAAGAAAATTGTTATTCAAACAATATCAATTCCTATTCCTGTTTATGTTAATGTCGAATACAAGATATCAATTAAAACAGAATATCAACAACAAATGAACACACTTGTTACTCCATTTATCGCAAGAACAGGTCAAATCAATGCGCTTTCTCTTAAGAGAAATGGTCACTCATATGAAGTGTTCATCGACCAAAACTTTACACACAACAATAACGTTGCCTCTTTAAATGAAGACGTAAGAGAATTTAACACTGAAATTAATGTTAGAGTGTTAGGCTATTTAATCGGAGAAGGTCCCAATGATGATCGTCCGATCGTTAGAGTAGACGAAAACACAGTAGAGTATGTATTTCCACAAGAATCTACAGTGCCCGCTGGAAATAGCACGCTCTTTAGTGACGAATAAGTAGTTCAGGAACTGAAACAGTTGTTTTTATTAATATCCTGATATCCTTTTGAAATCGAAAATACTATTTAAAGTATGATTGAGGCATCAATTAATACCATTTTATAACGAGGGAACAAAAACATGTCAGTAAAAAGCTTTAAATTTGTATCTCCTGGAGTGTTTATCAACGAGATTGATAATTCTTTCATTCCAAGATCTGCCGGTGCAATCGGACCAGTAGTAATCGGACGCTCCCAGAGAGGTCTTGCGATGCAGCCTACAAAGGTTGAGTCGTATTCAGAATTCGTCGAACTATTTGGAGACACAGTTCCAGGTATGGCTGGCGGAGACATCTCCAGAGATGGAAACTTCCAATCGCCAATGTATGGAACTTATGCTGCGAAAGCATTCTTAGTATCAAACGTAGCCCCTCTTACTTACATTCGTGTTCTTGGTGAGCAAAAGAATGATAGTGACAATACCGCTGGTTGGCAAACTAGCAACCACCCAAACACTAACGCCGATTTAAACGGCGGTGCTTATGGTCTTTGGGTCTGGCCCTCCGCGTCAATGGCAGATTCGAGTGCCCTTCTTGGCACCGGATCCCTCGCAGCAGTATGGTATGTAAACTCTGGCTCAACAATTGAGCTTTCCGGAACTCTTTGGGGTTCTGGTTCTACTCTTGAAGGTGATGAAGGTATCGGTAAGGTAATTACTACTGACTCAAACAACGAATTCACTGTTCGTATCTCTGGTTCATGGGTTGATGTCGATGAGAAGATTACATTCAACTTCTCTGACTCAAGCGAAAGATTCGTTAGAAAGGCATTCAGCACTAACCCGCAGTTAGCCAGCACTCTTAACGCCTTCTATCCTTCCGCTAGTGCTAAACCATATTGGTTGGGTGAGACATTTGAGCAAGAAGTTAGAGACGCTGGTTTGGAGTCGGCTGCCGCATTAGGTGTTATCCTTCCAATCGCTAAGAACGATGACAATGACCTTGGTCCTGCTAATAAACAAGTTGCTCACCGCGAAGCATACACTGGCTGGTTCATCGGTCAAGACCTTAAGGGTGTTGCTGCTGACTTCAATGTTGAAGCTATGCCTAAGTTGTTCCGTCTTATCGGTCGCGGTCATGGCGAGTGGTTGAACAGAAACGCTAAGATTTCTATCGAGAAGATCAGAGCATCTTCAACTACAACAAGCGACTATGGCTCATTCTCGGTTGTTGTTCGCGCACTCGGTGATACTGATGCGAAGCCTCAAGTTCTTGAGCGCTTTGATAACCTCAACCTTGATCCTACAAGTCCGGACTTTATCGCTCGTCGAATTGGCGATACTTACCAAGAGTGGAACGAAACCGAAAGAAGACTGATTTCTTACGGAGACTATGAAAACCAATCTAAGTATGTTTATGTCCAGTGTCAAAGCGATGTTGAAGATGGTGGCGCTAACCCACTTCTTCTCCCATTCGGTTACTTTGGTCCTCCTAAGTATAAGAATGTAACATCTGCAAACGAAACTACCCTTAACTCTGGTATGATTTATTGGAATTCAGGACTCCCAGGTGCTGGTGCTGTTCCTCTTGTTGTTTCATCCTCATCTGAGGAAGACGGTGCAATGGCTGGATTTTCTTTCCCAGAGGTTCGACTTCGTGTCTCGGCTTCTGACGGCGGCTTGTCTGACTTCAGAAATGCTTACTTTGGTTATCAAAACACCAGAGAGTCTGGTTCCACACGCGCAGATGCTAGTGTCGCTGATGTTAACGCATTGCTTGACGGTAACGTGACCGATCTTTCAGCTTACAGTATGGCTGGCTCTGGATTCTACCGTGCTTCTTATATCTTCACCATGAATGATATTAGAAAAGATTCCAATAACCAATACTACTATCAGTCTGGTTCTTATAAGAGTGGAGATGCTGCTTCTATCACTGGCGGTTCTACTTATAAGACATTACTTGAGGCTGGCTATAACCGATTCACAGCACCTCTCGTTGGCGGATTCGATGGCTTTGATATTAAGGTTCCAGATCCCATCTATAACGAAGGCATGGTAGCTTCTTCGGTAACCGAGACCAACAACTCTGCTTACTATTCGCTCAAGAGAGCAATTGATACAGTTGCTGATCCTGAGTCGGTTGATATGAACCTCTTGGTTGTGCCGGGTATTACGAAAGAAGCACTCACCAATCACATGGTTGATGTTTGCGAAGCTCGCGGTGATGCGATGTCACTTATCGATCTTAAGAATGTTTATTACCCAGCACATGAGGTCTACAAAGCAACCAAGAAAGATAGAATCGGTGTTGGCGTTGATCAAGTGGCAACAGACCTTAAGAACAGAAGAATTGACTCCTCTTACGGCGCAACCTTCTACCCATGGGTCCAAACTCGTGATGCAAACTCTGGTCGCGCACTGTGGGTTCCACCATCGGTCGCAATGATGGGTGTCCTTGCCTCCTCGCAAGCAGCTTCCCATCTTTGGTTCGCTCCTGCTGGATTTAACCGCGGCGGTCTTTCTGATGGAGCCGCTGGCATCCCAGTCACTAACGTCTCCGAGAAGCTTACATCTAAGGAAAGAGATAAGCTTTATGAGTCCAACATCAACCCGATTGCATCGTTCCCATCTAGCGGTATCGTTGTCTTCGGTCAGAAAACCCTCCAAGAGCGCCAAAGCGCACTCGACAGAATCAACGTCCGTCGCTTGGTTATCTACTTGAAGAAGCAGATTTCCATCCTCTCGACTCAGATTCTCTTTGAACAAAACGTGCAATCGACATGGAACCGATTCACATCAGTTGTCGAGCCGTTCCTTTCGAATGTTAAGGTTCAGTTCGGTATCACTGACTACAGATTGATTCTTGACGAAAGCACAACAACCCCTGACTTGATTGATCAAAACATCATGTATGCGAAGATCATGGTCAAGCCAGCCCGTGCCATCGAATACATCGCGATTGACTTCGTGATTGCTTCAACCGGTGCATCGTTCGACGACTAATCGAATAAATGAGGGGGGTATTTCCCCCCACCCCACTAATTAAATTTAGAAGAACATATCTACAGGAGAACCCATACTATGCCATTCTGGTCAGAAAACTTCGGAGAGGACGCAACCCTCAAAGATCCAAAAAGAAATTTTAGATTTACAGTAGAATTTCAAGGAATTCAAGCTGCTCAAGGAGGCGCTAAGCTCTGGTATGCTAAGTCTGCCACCAAGCCTTCGTTTGCTATCAATGCAGCCGAGCACAAGTATTTGAACCACACGTTCTACTACCCAGGCAACGTCACATGGAATGACATTACTGTTACTATGGTTGATCCTGTTGATCCTGATATGTCTGCTACCCTTTCTGCAATTGTTGAGGGTTCAGGATATAAGCCGCCTAGCACATCAGAAGATCGTGCATCCATCTCAAAGGCTAAGTCTGCCGCTTCTTTGGGCACCGTTATCATCACTCAGCTTGATTCGGACGGTAACCCGCTTGAAACTTGGACTCTTTGGAATTCCTTCTTGACAGAAGTCAAATATGGTGATAACCTTGAGTATGG